GATGGAATGAAGCGATAAAATGTTCTTTGAAAAATTATAAAGTTCAAACATTAAATTATATAAATAATTTAGAAGATTATTATAAAGGTATTTTATGGGGTTTAATTGAAAGCGACGGCAGATTGGCAGTTGATGATAATAATCATACACAAATTAAATTATATCAAGCAGAAAGCTGTGAATATGAATTTATTAAATTATTATTAAATAAATTATGTATTTCTTTTACCGACTATAAACAAGAAAATAATAGATTTAAAGATAGCTATAAAAGAAGTCCATTGCACTTAATACATATAAAGACAGAAAACAATCAGAAAATATTTGGATGGAATCTCGAATTACATAAATTTGAAAACAAAGATTTAATGTATGGATTTATAGCAGGTTTTATTTTGGGAGATGGTTATGTCTGTGGAAAAAGAGGAAGTTTACACATTACACAAAGCAGAAAAATTAATTCTCAAAAAATAGATTTTATTATAAAAATATTAGAGAAATTAAAAGTAAATTTTAATATTTATGAAAACGAGAAAAAACAAAATGTACAGATAGATTTATCTAAATATGCGATTCCTTTTTCTTTAATAGAAACAACAAAAGGAAAAAAATATTTAGATAAAATTTATAATGTTAAAAGGTTTTATTGGCAAAAAGATTCGGAGAATATACGATTAGATGGATTTGAAAAAAATATAGAATGTTATGATTTAACAACCACCACTGGAAATTTTATTTGTAATGGTTTTATAGTTCATAATTGTGTGGAACGCATTGCTGGCATGACAAATTTTACAAAAGTATCTCCTGCAGGAAAAATGTTTTTTGAAAATGAACGACCTGCTCAAGTATTAAATCTCCCTCAATATGTAAATCCTAATTATGATGAGAGAGAAGAGAAACGAGCAGTTAAGAAATATAATGGTAAACAATCTGTTGGATTTCGAGTGTTTGTGGATGGAGATGTAATTCAAGATGGTATATCTGCATTAGATATGCAAAGAATTAGTGAATTATGTTATCCTCGCAAAAAAGACGGAACATTAGATGAGAATGTTACCATTAAAAATATAGAAGTCGATAAAAAGAATTTTGGTATGTATCGGGCATTATGTGTAGTTGACAAACCTCAACATGTAGATAGACTAATAATTGCTTCGGATGTTGGGGAAATAGGCGGTACTACTGAAATTATAATAATGGCAGAAATAAATGATAAATGGCGTTATTTGTATAATATTACAGTAAGAAATTTACCAGAAAAAGATTCTTATTTAATTTTTAAATATTTGTATCAGAGATTAAATCCAAATTATGTTGCTCTTGACTGCACTGGAGGAAGCCCAGGCAGAGGAGTATATGGTTATTTAGAAACAGACCCAGAAATTGATACCAGTAAATTAATATGGGTTGATTTTGGCGAGAAAATTGAAGTGGGAATAGAGTTGGATGCAAATAACAAACCAATTCTTGAAAATGGTAAAACACTTAAAAAATTTGAAAATACTACTATTTGGTCTGTAGAAAGATTATGTCATTTATTATACGAAGCACAAGTATTTTTGCCATTAGATTATAAATTAGACGAGCAATTGAATGCTGTTGTAGCAATTATAAGAGGAAATAGTATTTCTTATGAATGTGCTACTGATGAAAATCATCTTTGGCAGGCATTTCAAGTATTTGCTGTTGCCCAGTGGAAGATTGAATATGAAGGGTTTTCTAAACCCGAACAAATAACCAATCGGCATTGCAACGCAGGGGCGTAAATGTTTATTAAATTAGAGATTCCTTTTCATTGTCCAAAATGCGATTATAAAGAAACATTAGTTGGCACTTATGCCGATAATAGAACAATATTGCCAGAAAAGAAACATTGCCCTAATTGTAATTGGTTTGAGGGAATGAAAGAAAAATGTTCTTTTGCAAAAACAGAGAAAAAAATAATAGCAACAAGAGATAGAATTTATTGGAATATTGTTATCCTTGATTTGATTACTAAAAGAAAAAAATATTTTCAATATAGAGAAAAAGATTTATCAATCTTGGCAGATTTAAAAAATAGAGCCGAAAAAGAACATTTTAAAGTATTGAAAGATTTTGTAACAAAAGGCAAAGAGATTATAAAAGAAGAAATTGTTTATAAATAAAAGTGGAGGAATAAATGTTTGATACAGCCAATTACATGAATTTAGTTTTAAGTTTATTATTGCAGAAAGTAATTGTTCCTGAAGAATTTCATGAGCAATATGCAATAGTACGAACAATGTTATCAAATGATACTTCTGGTTTAGTAGACTCTCTTACTCAATTTCAGGTAGATAATGCAACTGTTGGTTTAACAATTGATACAGAAAGTAATAAGTTAGATGAAATTATCAATGAAAAATGGCTGCCAAATATCAATTCTGAATTTAGAGGCAAGGGTGTAGAAGTAGGCATTAAAGGATTAATGAAAGAATATTATAAAGAAAGATGGCGTGGGGCAACTTTTCCTGTATTAAAAATCTTACGATGGGAAAAAATTGATGGGATTTATTTTCCAGTTTCTATGGCTTTTACAAATGGTGGAAGCGTTTATTCCGAACCTAAAAAGAATAAAGAAGTTGATTTGATTGGATACAATTATTATTTGGGCAAAGAAACAAAAGAACCGATTAAAGGAGAAGCATATTTTATATATAAACCATTTGTAAGATGGTTTGATGAGTATCCCACTCCTTATTTAATTAAACGAGGAATTTACAAAAATTGGAAATTAATTGATATGCTTAAAAATAAGGAAATAGAATTGATTGATAGAATTATTCCTTATATGATGTTAGTTTTAAAAGGCAGTGAGAACTTAACTTTAAATAATATTACTTATGATGCGGAAACATTAAAAGATATAAAAGTAAAGATTCAAGAAATGTTAAATAAAGTTAATCAAATTAGTTTAACAGAAGATAATGTTGCTTCTGCTAAAACTCCCATTAGAATGGCGAATTGGGATGAAGAAATAAAGCATCTTATTCCAGATTTAGAATCAATGTTTAAAACTGAATTATTTGCACAAGCAGAGCGAAATATTTTAGCAGGACTTGGCTTTATTGATATTGTAGAAGCAGTAAGTACTTCTCGTCGAGAAAGCGTATTAAATCCTAAAGCATTTATGAGAGAATGCAATGCGGGTCTTGAAGATTTTAAACTTATTGTAAAAGACCTTTTAGATTTAATAAAAGAGAAAAACGAAGAAGCAAGAAAATATAATGCCAAAAAATGGATAATTGCTTCTAATTCTTTACCTGATTTTATGACTCAAGATTTTAAGGAATTGATTAGGCTTTTATCAGATAGAGGATTGATTTCTAACGAAACAGCAGTAAGTATGTGTTCTGATAATATAATTGATTATGAGTTAGAACGCAGACGAAGAGAAAAAGAAATTAAGCGTGGTGATGAATATACTATGTATCCAAAGATTATTCAGAATCAAGAGGAGAAAGGAATAGATATTCAGGGAGAACAATCAAATAGCCCTGAAAAAATAGAAAAAGAAGAACACACACCAGAATCTAAAAAAGGTACAGAAGCAGCTAATTGGACTCAAATGATGTTAGAGGAAGAAGACCCAATTGAGGAAAATTTAGTTTCTTCTGAACAAGATGAATTAGAATTAGCGAAATGGAAAAAAGAAAGAGTTACAGAAAATTATTTTAGAGTAGGTCAAATTAATCCTAATGAATTTCAGAAAGATTCTTTTAGAACTATTTGGATTAGCGAATCAAAAGGAATCAAAGCAATTATTGGCAAACCAAAAGGCAAAACAACAACAACTATTCAATCTTATTTGTTTATTAAAGACAAATGGGATAAAGAGAAAATTAAAGAATGGCTTGCAAATAAAGAAAAAGAATCTTCTAAATTAATTGGTGCTCCTTATTCTGAAATTGCAGATTTGCCTCCATCAGTTAAAAAGAGATTAAATTTAGACCAACAGAGAAAATGGATGGCAATTTGGAATGAATCTTATAAGTTTTATTTAAAGAAATTAGGGGATAGCAAAAAAGCAGAAACAATGGCATTTAAAACAGCTTGGTCAAAAATGAAAAAATTAGAAAAATCTATGTTTGTTCGATTGAAAGAAGTATTTACTAAAAAAGCAGATAAATAATTTAGGATACAAAAATGATTAAAAGTGAGGAGACTATTAAATGACACAATATACTAATATTGAATTGGAAACTTTTTTAGACGATTTCGAACAGAGGTCGGAGATAGTTTTTTTAGAGGATGCCAAACAAACCGATGAATTATTTGCTATTGCAAAAGCAAAAGGTATTTTAGCTCAAGGCAGTCGAGATTTAGCAATATTTAAAGCTGTTTATACTTTTGCAGATAAACAAAATGCAAATGGTGTAACGATTCCCGAACAGGAATTATTAAGGAAATTGCCCACAGTTGTTGGCAAACCTGTAACATTAGAACATGTTAGAAGATTTGTTATAGGTTTTGTAATTGATTATCGGTACATAGCAAAAGAAAAAACAGCAATAATTTATGGAGTTATTTTTAAGAATTGTTTTAAATCTGAATGGGAGAATGCAGTTAAATTATTTGGAGACCATAAGTTAGCAGTGTCAAGCGAAATTTGGGCACCAAAAACAAAAAGAGAATATGTTTCTCCTAAAGAATATAAGATTTATGATATTGAATTTGCTGGATGTACTTTGGTTTTTGTGGATAAGAAAAACAAACCAGCATTTTCTGATGCTTCTGTTTTAGAAATGGCAAAAAAGAATTATGAGGAACAGGAAGAATTAATTTATGCTATGGTAAATAAAGAAAAATTTGAATCAAATGTAACTGACAATGATGAATTGATTATTGCTGCAGTAGAAGCTGCGAATACATCTGTGCAGCAGCCTGTATCTAATCAACCTACCAAGATGAAAATAGTCTGCCAACATTGTGGAAATAATTTTGAACATCTTTTTGTTCAAGGGCAGAATAATCCGATAAATTGTCCCAATTGTTCGGCAATTGTTGACCAGGTAGGCAAAGTTATTTATCCTCCACAGATAAAAAATTTTGACCTTTCTTGCCCTAATTGCTTGGCACGAAATAATTGGCTAACTGTGGCTTCTCAAGATAATGAAGCCAGAGTACAATGTAATTCATGTAAGAAAGAGTATTCCTTAAAATTTAAGAATATTCCCAAAGAATATCTTGACCTTTTAGGGAAAGTTACTTTTTTAAGAATGGGGAAAATACCCTGTATTCAAT